TACAGCATCTGGTGATGGATTGACGCCCTAAGTGTATTGGCCTAGAGCGTTACCGCACACACGAGGTCCCCTCTCATATACAGGGAACCCCCTACATGGCAAAGCGCGGCACGGTTCGTATCCCCGACCTGGAGGATGAGCCCGAGCGTGAGGCAGTAGACGAGACCCCCTCCGAGGTGGTGCTGCCGGCTCCTTGGGTGCTCGACGCCGGCATCAAGAAATTCTACGAGCTTGCCAACCTGCACTGGCCCAAGAAGGACCAGTCGGTTTCCTTCGATATGCGCAACGAGAAGCAACTGCGCATAACGCTGGGGCTGGTCTATGCCGCCATGCGGCAACAGGACCGCCCGTGAGACTTCCGACCACCAAGTTGGAGCCGTTCCCGAGGGAGCGGTTCATTCATTTCTGTAAGATGCTCCGCATTCAGACCAAGGACTTCGGCATGGTGCCGATGGAGCTTCTCGGCACCCAGCGTTACGTGCTCGACCAACTCTGCGAGGCCATGGACAACGGTGTCTCCACCGTCCTCATTTTGAAAGCTCGTCAATTAGGGATGACAACATTCTTCATTGCCCTCGACCTGTTCTGGGCCATGGAATACGACGGCCTGCTGGGAAGCTTCGTCACCCACACCGAGCAGGCCAAACACTTCTTCCGCAACACGATCAAGATATTCTTTGCCCATCTCCCGAAGACCCACAAGATCAAGTGGGACCAGGAGAACCGGGACATGATCGTGCTCAAGAACGGCTCACTCCTTCAGTACCTCGTTGCTGGGACAAAGGAGAAAACTAAGGGTGGCCTTGGACGCAGCAGCGCCAACAATTTCATACACGCGACTGAGGTGGCCTTCTGGGGTTCCCCAGATGACCTCAACGAATTGTCGGCCACCATGTCGACGCACTACCCGCATCGTCTGAAAGTCGAGGAGACCACAGCCAACGGGTACAATTTTTGGGAGGAGCGGTGGCGGGAGGCCAAGGAAGACCCAACCATTGTCTGCATCTTCGTCGGCTGGTGGCGTCACGACCATTACGCCTTTCGACCGGATGACCAGGGCAAGGACCATCCCTGGTTCCGGCAGTTCATGCCCAAGGGCGTCGAGAGTTCCCTCACCCGGCTGGAGCGTAGACGGGTCAATGAGGTGCGCAAGAGATATGGGGTGGAGATCGATGCCTACCAGATGGCTTGGTACCGCTGGAAGCTCGAAAGCGAGAACCAGGGCAACCAAGAAAAAATGGACGAGATGTTTCCGTTTCTGGAGGAGGACGCCTTCGTTGCCACTGGCGCCCAGTTCTTTTCCTCACCTCATATTACCGAGTCCATGCGGGCCTCTGCCCGAATTCCATTCTTTCCCTATCGTTATCAGATGGGAGACCACTGGCGGGACACGGTGGTCGTGCAAGTTAGAGACAAACGGGCAGAACTGAAAATTTGGGAGGATGCCGATCCCAATGGACACTACGTCATTGGCTGTGATCCAGCTTATGGCTCTGGCCCCGACGCTGACAGCACTGTCATTAATGTATCTCGTTGCTACGCTGACAGGCTTGTCCAGGTGGCAGAGTTTGTTTCTCCGCTTGTTAGTACCTATCAGTGTGCTTGGGCTCTGTGCCACCTCGCTGGCTATTACCGCAATGTCATGGTCAATCTTGAGATCACGGGGCCTGGAGAAGCCGTCTTCAACGAGATGAACCTGCTGAAGCGTGACACTCAGCAGATGTTCGACAACAATTCCATGAACGGTGAGTACGATCTGCGCCATGTGCTGACCATGATGCGGCACTTCCTCTACAGCCGGGTCGACAGCCTCACTCAGAATTTGGCCTACCAGTGGCGCACCAGCGCCAGCAACAAGTTCGGCATGATGGCGGCGCTAAAGGACAGCTTCGAGCTTCACCGGTATGACCTGAAGTCCATGTTCCTGCTCAACGAGATGAAGACCGTGGTTGTCAGTGGCGGCATGGTGGAGGCCGAGAGCGGCAAAAAAGACGACCGTGTAATGGCTGCCGCGCTTTCCCATGAAGCCTGGCGGAAGTGGGTCAAGCCGAAACTGCAAGCCATGGGTCTGACTTTTAAGTGGGCTGAAGATGAGCGTTCCGGCCGAGGACCCAACCAGGCCGAGCGCATAGCCCTCAATTACCTTCAGCGTGTCCGTGTCATTCCTCCGGGGAGCACCAGTCTGCAATGAGCATCCAGGAAAACCCAGTCGAGTTCAAACCCGAGACCGAGCCCGATCCGGTGCAGGAAGCCTCCAAGTACGTGAACCACAAATGGTTCCAGCACATGGCGGCGTTCAAGACCGAGTGTTTCCGCTGCCATAGGGACAGCCCGATCATCTGGGTCAACACCGATCCCGGCAAGGGCTTTGTCGGCGTGGTGCTGGCGTTCGGCAATCCCCGCCTGCTGAAGTCCGGCACCCGGCAACTGCGGGACATCACCAAGGACGTGCAATTGGAGTTTGCCAAGGAGAAATGGAAGTTCCAGTTCCGGCGGTCCTACTGTCCGCTCTGCAAGGACATGGGCAGTGTATAAGATCAACACCTCCGTGCAGCGCACCCTGCGCTACCGGGAGGCCGGCATGTCCGACGATGGCATCCGCTCCTGGATGCGGCGCTTTGCCTATGACCCCGACTACAAGAACATGGACGGCACCAAGGCGGTGCCGATGACGTGCTTCTGTGAGTATGCCGGGGTTAGCCGGGCGGTGCTCTACCGGTTCCTGTCCGGCGACAAGCCGCTCAGCGCCGGCTATCGGCTGCGTTTAACTGTTGCCATCAATGCGGTATCAGCAGGGTTGCGCTGGTTCCGCATGGGTGACCACACCTACCGGATGAACGATCCGGACAAGTTCAATGGTCCCAAGTACGAGCGCATGAGGCCGCATGAGCTTACCAGAGTGGGCACTGGTGGGATGCGTAGCGTTAGGCGCCGCCGTGCTGATCTACGGCATCTACAAGATGCTATGGGGGAGTGACAGGTTTTGACCGACATTGATGACGCCGACATCGAGCTTATGACCACAGGCAAGACCGCCGGCATGAAAATGTCGGTTGTCTTCGAGGGCGCCGAAGAGAACGAGGTGCGGGATTTGCTGATTGTGGCGCTTGGCCGGGCTGCCGTCCTGCTTGAAAGGCTGCTCAAGGAGAAGGGGATCAAGCACCTGATCCTGACGGGCACAGATAGATGATCTACCGTACCTTCTTCTGCCTCAACCGCAACTGCATGGAAGAGTTCACCGTCACCGATGAGGAGAACCCGCCTTGCCCGCTGTGCGGCGGCGACAAGGTGCAATGGATACCGAAGACCACTGGGGTGATCTCCCAGGCCACCCAGAATGCCGACAACACCGTCAAACAGTTGCAGGCCGACTATGGGCACAAGAATTACCGATCCCCGGTTCGTGGTGAAGGCGTTAATCCAAGGCCCGAGCCGATTGTCCCCGGCCGCACGATGCGCTTTGCGCCCAAGTCAAACCCCGGCTGGGCGCTTGATCTCCCAGTTGACCAAAAGGGACATCTCTCCGGTTCAGCGTATTGCGGCCCGACTGGGATCACCGTCAAAGGCAAGCACCCGGTAGGTGACGGGCGCGCCAAGGTGCCGATGTCAGACAAGGTGTCCGGCGGCCCGAGCCCGAAGTTCGAGGCGGCGCATCGGCCGCCGGGAGGGGTGCGTCGGTGATCATTCCGCGCTCCAAGAAGGCTCGTGACAACACCGTAGACGAGATTGCGGATACCTGTCTGGCCTCCAAGCGTGATCGGGATATGCTCTACCTGATGCGCAGGCGGTTCATCGACTACGGCACCAACGATTACACGATAGAAGTCAAGTACAACCGGCTGGAAGCGCACATCGATCTGGTCACTTCGTTCCTGTTTGCGCCCGACAACTGCCGCTACATGATTGCCGCGCCGCGCAACACCGACGAGGAGACCATCAATCAGATCGAGGCCCTTGAAGATGAGTGGAATGACACGTTCCGCGACTGCGGACTGTCCTATCTGTACTCCGAGGCCGTGTATTGGGCGCTTGGCCTGGAGGCTATGTTCATCAAGTTGGGTTGGAACAACGCCCGCGATGATCTCTTCGGCAAGTCCGTCCTACCCACCGACTTTTCAGTCTATGATGAAAGCGAGCCTGACCTCGACAGCCAGGAAGCCTTTATCCATACCTACTGCCTGAACTGGGAAAACGCCGTCCAGCGCCTGATCCGGGCCGGCCGCAAGTCAGAAATCAAGAAGCTGCGGCGGTATCCCGGCCAGTTCTCGGAAGACCTCCCCCCTGTTCTATCGAATCTGATCATAGACGCGACCTCCGGACCTAACCTTTCTGGCGGGGTGCTGGGTCGTGCGTCCGTGGATTTCCAGCCACGGCCGACCTACACGTCGAATTCTGAAAACCCGATGGTCCGTTTCCACGAAATCTGGGTATGGGACGACAACACTGACGACTATGCGACCTTCATAAAGGCAGACGGTATCGACGGGGTACTCGCGGACAGCCGCGAGACTATCGAAGCCCTGCGCAAAGCTGACGAAAAGCTCGCTGCGGAACGCTACAAAGGCGAGAGCAACATCTTCGGGATCGAGCAGGCTCACCCCTTCGTACCAATCATTCCCTACAAGCGGCCGGATTACTTCTGGGGCAAAGCTCACTCCGACATATTGATCCCACTGCAGATATGGACGAATGAGCGCTTGCAGCAAATTGCTGATCTTTTGGAGCAAAATGTCGACCCTCCGAAGACCGCGTCCGGCTTCATGGGCATGACCGACGAGAAAATGGACGCTTTCGGCGGTCCCGGAAGCTACGCTTTCGACCAGATACCGGGTGCCAAGCTCGAAATGATGCGCCCGCCGGTCACCCCCGACCTATTTACCGAGTTCCGGGAGATCGGGCAAATCTTCCTGGAGGCTTCGGGCCTGACGGAAAT